TAATTGTGCAACTCTTTCAGCTACTTTCTTATGGATTTTACCCGAAGCAATAGTCAGTTCTTTCATCTTTTCTGCGAGTTGCTTTACTTCATCAAACTCAAAGGCCATTAAGCATATACCTTCTTTGTTAGTAATACTTCTTGATGGGTTACATATAAAAAAGGCTTTTTAGCGGATGTAAACTCCTCTGTAATAATTAGTATTTCACCATCAAAGAGCTGTACTGTTATTTCGTCGCCTGCTAAAATATCAACTTCTGATGAAAGAAATAACTTAGCATCATAAGTAATCTGATTTGCATCATCTTGTGCTGTATTGTTTAACGTCTGCATACCTACTGTCGATAATCGACAAGGGATTTTTTCGTGTTTAGTGACCCATTTCTGGGACGTTGAACCGTTTGGTTTTTCATATTCTTCATACCGCTTCACAATAGCCTCACGATCATATAAAAGTTCAACTGACTTCGTTGCTGTAGCCAATAACTTTCGGATGTCCATACTACCACCTCAATTTACGGAAGCGGTTAAGTTGAGATGTATAGTTAGCTAGAATAATCATTGTGGACTGCTCACTTGCTGTCGTGGTAGTCCCAAACTCCACACTCACATCTCCTTCTTTAACCGATTTCGCTACCATAGAATTTGAAGGTTCTTTATCCTTTATTTCTTGCGTCAAAACGTCTATTACCATGTTTGTATGAACAAATCTCAATTCGTTGGGTATGTCCTCACGGTTACAATAAGTTTTAATAGTTTGCGATACTTCTTCAACTTTGAAAAGTAATTCTTCATCAGGAACTTGTTCAATTGGTATTTTACTTCTTACCATGTTGAATACATTCAAGATCATACCTCCTATTCAGTAGGCGTGGTTTTTGTACTTCGTTTTTTAGGTGGCTCAATTTCACCTAAAATTTCAAAACGCGAGTGATTTGCATGTTCATTAAGCACCTCAAACTCATCCCCAACATTGTACTTCTCATTGTTGTAACGTACTGGGAAGCTGCCCTTTTTTACTCTAACTAAAGTTTTCAATTCGAGTCCTCCCTTATGCAATCGGTTGTGCTTGGAATACTTCATCTGCGACTGGGAAAGACGGAATAGCAGTCGCTACAGCTTTGGTCCAGGTACTCACTGGATCTACATTTTCTTCATAGACCATAGCTAAAACATTCCCGATCATATTCGTTTCAATTGATGGGTCACGTGTTAAACGTAATTCCTCAGCGGTTGGACCAAATAAAGTTTCACCTAATGAACCGTCAGGGAACATTACAAAGCAATTTTCTGGGAAATAACGATGTTGTGTATACTTTCCATTCTTTTCTTGCTTACGATATTTTGCATCATATACCGCGATAGTTGGTAACTCTAATTGAGTTAAAAATGCATTTAGATCATTACGTGAAGCAACACGACCAGAATCCTTTCCGAAAAGTGCAGAAATTACTTTTGGATGTGATAAAAGTGTTCCTAAGACTTTTGTTGATGTTAAAGCACGTGAAGGACGGGTAGCTAAGTTACTAACCCAGCGTTGCATATCAGCTATTGGGTCAGAATTGTCTTTATCTGTCCATAACGATGTGCCGGATAAAGTCTCTTGGTTTTCAGTAGGAACACCATAGTTAATAACAGCATCTAAACCATTTTCGTCTAAAGTTACTGTTCCTTTCGCTAATACTTCCATTCGCATTGCTTCTACACGTGCGTTTACCCCTGCAACCAATACATCAATATCGTTATAGACATTTTGCATTAAGTATTGTTTCTCAGCTTCGTCTCGTGGTTTTTCAAGTGCAATGATCTCTTTTTCCGTCAATTGCATTTTACGTTTAATTAATGCCGCTTCAAGAGCCTTTTTGCTGGCCTCACGGGAACCAATCTCCGCCTCAGTATCAAAAGCATGAACAGAAGCGATTACAGGTGTACGGCCTGCACCTTTAATAGAATCAAATTCTAATGTTGGTTTTTTGGTTTCTGGGAATAACGTTGCTCCTAATAAAGCGGGATACTCACGGTTTTGTAAGTAATTTAAAACTTCACGTTGATTAAATAATTCTAATACGTTTGGCATTGTTTATATCCTCTTTTCTGAATGTATTTTTTATCGATATTTAATCTCTTGCATAGCTGCTTTTGCT